GTTGTAATATGTGATGGAACAAATACACCTTGTAAGTTTAATGGGTCTACTTTTAGTGAGCATACTACGTCAGATGATGCTTCTCCAGCAGGGGCTTCAATGACAACAGACTTTAGAAATCATCAGTTTTATTCTGGATTTCCTAGTACAGGATTAGGTGAAAATAAATTACTTTTTAGTGAACCTAACGTAGACAATAGATTTAGAAGTGCTAGTGGTGCTGGAAGCATAAATGTTGGTTTTAATATAACAGGTATAGCTAAGTTTAGAGATAGCTTATATGTATTTGGTAAAGATAAAATAAAAAGATTAACTGGAACTAGTACTTCAGATTTTACTTTAGCTGAAGTCACAAATAATATTGGTTGCATTGCCACAGATAGTATAATAGAAATAGGTGGTGATGTATTATTTTTAGCCTCTGATGGTATTCGCCCGATTCAAGGTACTGCCAGAATTGGTGACGTAGAACTTGAAACTATTTCTAAACCTGTACAACAGTTGCTGCAATCACTGCCTAGTACACACGACTTAGATAATATGTCTTCTGTGGTTATTAGAAATAAATCTCAGTTCCGTTACTTTTTTCCTAAGACAACTACAGCAGCTGCTGATACGGCAGGCATGATAAGTGGTCTTAGATTTGCAGATAGAAGAGTAGGTTGGGAGTTTGGTGAGTTACTAGGTATAAGAGCTTTCGTAGCTACTAGTGGTTTAATCAATGATGTTGAAGTCGTATTACATGGGGATTTAAATGGTGAGATATATCAGCAAGAATCTGGTAGTACTTTTGATGCTGCTGATGTTACGGCAGTTTATGCATCTCCCTTTCTATATTTCGACTCTACCGAAAAACGCAAAATATATCAGCATATCACCTTATTTACTAGGCCAGAAGGGGAATCTACAATTAACTTAGGTATCGCTTATGATTGGGATGACCCTAATACACCAAACCCAAACACGTATTCTTTAACAACAGCAGGTTCATTAGCAAGATATACGACTACAAATAGCACATATGATGCTACATTTAAGTTTGATGGTTCAACTAGTCCAGTGTTAGAGACTAATGTTCAAGGATCAGGGAGAGCAATATCTTTGGTCATAACATCAACAGGAACCCAAGCACCTTATAGTGTTAGTGGGTTTTCCATAACTTACCAGGATGCAGGATATAGATAATGGCAGGATATACTAGACAATCAGCAGCACAAATCGTTAGTGGTGAGGTTATATCAGCAGCACCACTTAATGCAGAACTTAACCAAGTTTTAGCAGCTTTTAATGAAACGTCAGGTCACTCACATGATGGTACATCAGCAGAAGGTCCACCAGTAGATAGAATCGGTGATGCTGATCAGAATAACAAAATACTTATAGATACATCTAATGATCATATTGAATTTTATACACAAGTAAGTTCTTCTTCTGTACAACAAGTAAGAATACAAGATGGTGCTATATTACCTATTACAACTAATGACATTGACTTAGGTGGTGCATCAAACAAATTTAAAGATATACATTCATCAGGTACTACACGAATGACAGCAGGTCTTGCTTCTAGTACACTAGGCGTTACTGGTGTATTATCGGGTACTACTATAGAAGCAAGTACTGCCTTTTCTCCTAATGCTTCTGATGGTGCTTCTTTAGGTACTACATCAAAAGAGTTTAGCGATTTGTATTTAGCAGATGGGGCTGTAATAGCTTTAGGAGAAGATCAAGATGTTACTTTTACCCATGTTCATAATACTGGAGTACTTCTTAATTCTACTAATAAGATACAGTTTAATGATGCCTCACAATTTATTCATGGCTCTAGTGCTACTGTACTATCTCTTGGAGCTACAGACACAATAAGTCTTACTGCTACTGACACAACAGTTAGCGGAACTTTAACTCCTACTGGCAAGATTATTGCTGATGGTGGTATTGATATAGATAACTTTAACATAGATGGTACAACTATAGCACTATCTTCTGGTGATATGACAATAGATGCTGCTGGAGATATTATACTAGATGCAGATGGTGCTGATGTATTACTAAAAGATGGTGGTACTCAATACGGTGCATTGACAAATAACTCTGGTAATTTAATAATTAAATCTGGTTCTACTACTGCTGCCACATTTACTGGAGCTAATACGGCATTTGCTGGTACTGTTAGTGCTACAGCAATTAGTGCAGGTGATGGTAACATAACTAACGTAGGTGATATTGCTGTTGACTCTATCTCTGCTGACGATACAGACATTAACGTAGCGGTATCAGATAACTCAGCTACTGCATTTACAATTAAACAAGGATCAGATGCTTATCTTATTGTTGATACAGCTAATAGTAGTGAGTCAGTATCTATAGGTACTGGTATATCTGGTACTGCTGTAACAATAGGACATGGTACATCTGAAGTAACTATAGGAGATAACTTAACTGTTACAGGTAATCTTACAGTCAGTGGTACACAAACAGTTGTAGATACTGTTACAATGAATGCAGAGAATGCAATTGTGTTTGAAGGTGCTACTCCAGATAACCATGAGACTACACTTACTATAGTAGACCCTACTGCTGATCGTACAATTAACCTACCTAATCAATCAGGTACAATTCCAGTACTAGCCGCTGCAAGTAATGATCAAGTAAGTGCTACACCAACAGAGCTAAGTTTATTGGATGGAGATACTTCAGTAGGCACAGGAGCCATAGCTGATGGTGATGGTTTAATTATTGACGATGCAGGTACAATGCGTAAAGCTACTGTTCAAACTTTAGCTGCATACCTAGATGATGAAATAACTGCAATGCCTAACTTAATAACTACGGCAGCTACTACAGTAGGAGCATTAGACAGTGGTAGTATTACTAGTAACTTTGGTGCAATCAATAATGGTTCTTCTGCCATAAGTACTACAGGTACTATATCCTTTGGATCACTTACTGATGGCTCTGTAACAATTACAGACATAGCTGATGAGGATAACTTTAGTAGTAATAGTGATGCAAAATTAGCTACGCAACAAAGTATCAAAGCATATGTAGATGCAAATAAAAACGTAGAGGGTGTTAGTGCTAACGGAGCAGAAATTAATACAAGTTCTGATGGAGATACTACGGTAGGTACTACAGCAGTTGCTGGTGGTGATGGCATTGTCACTAACGATGCTACAGTTATGAGACAGACATCTGTAGATACATTTGATACATACTTTGCTGGTACTACTAAAACACTAACAAACAAAACATTAACTGCACCTAAGATAGCTGATGGTGGTTTTATTGCTGACGCAAACGGTAATGAGGCACTAGTATTTCAAACAACAGGCTCTGCTGTAAACGCTATCGAAATAACTAACTCAGCAGCTAGTGGTGCATTAACTATCGGGGCTATGGGAGGTGATACTAACGTAGACATAAATATTACACCAAAAGGAACTGGTGAAGTTAACATAGCAGCAGGTAACTTAAACTATGCAGGTACAGCAGTTACATCTACTGGTGCAGAAATAAATAAACTAGCTGGATATAACGGATCTGTAACTGAACTAAACTATCTTAAAGACTTATACGATACTGGTGTTACTAATACAGAATATGATTACTTGGACGGTGTAACAAGTAACATACAAACACAATTAAATGCTAGAGCATCAACAGGTAAGGCTATTGCAATGGCAATGGTATTTGGCTAAAAGGAGATAAAAAATGTCAGCACCTAATATTGTCAATGTAGCTACCATTACTGCAAAGACAGACACATTACTACTAACAGGTACATCAGCAGTACAACTGTTAGAGAATCCTGCATCATCTGGTAAGGTTATGAAAGTTAATAGCTTAGTTGTAGCTAACGTAGATGGTACTAGTGCAGCATCAATAACTGTAGGAATATATCCTGAAGACGATATTGGTGGTACTCCAGTAGTATTAGCATCTACTATATCCGTACCAGCAGATGCATCTCTTATTGTTATAGATAAGAACATGGGATTATACTTAGAAGAGAACACATCAATTGGTGTTACTGCTAGTGCAGCTAATGATTTAGCTTGTACTATTACATATGAAGAACTCTCATAAGGATTTTAAATGCCTAATAAAGGTAGATTTATAGGTAGTCAGGATAATCTATTTGTTCC